TTAAATAAGGTCAACAGCCTTCTTAAGTTCAGCTATATCCTTGTGTGTATAGACCTTATCTGTAATATCTGTGCTAGCATGGCCCATAATGCGCTTGATACTTACTTTGTTGGCTCCTGCATTGTCCATCAGTGTTGCGAAGGTGTGACGGCAATCGTGTGGCCTGTGATCAAGTTCCAGTTGTACCATGAGGGTCTTCCATTTCTCTTCATAATAGTTCCAATACCTCATCTGCTTATCTTCGTGGTTTGTAACCAGAAATTCATGGCCTTCTGATTTCCACTTAGCGACAAACTGAAGAATTTTCTTATTTATCGGTATTATTCTGTTCTTCCCGGCCGCAGTCTTAAGGCCACCCTTCATGGTGCGGTTGTCTATATCGACATTGGCCGTTTCCATGAGCAATAATTCGCCGATTCGCAAGCCCGTGAAGATCATGATTAAAACGGTATCGATGAAATCCATTCTATCTACATTGCTAAACAGAAATTCTATTTCTTCCTGGGTGAACGGCTTCCTGGTGCTTTCCGATTCATCTTTACCGATCTCAACAAACTTAGAATAATCCTTAGTGACAATATCAGTTTCAAGAGCGTACTTAAAAAGCTGGTTGAATAGTACTTTGATTTTCTTTATTGTCCCGTGTCCTCTTTCGCACTGGTCTATCACACTTTGCATGTGTGGTTTTTTTATTTCAACGAACTTTATGTCGTGTATCTCACTTGACAATTTATAGGCAGCGTTATATCCATTGATCGTTGATTTTGTTGCCTTACTATATTTCTGTTCAGACCATCCTTCAAAGACTTCAGCGAACGTCACAGTAGCTGCCTCCATCGAATAAGGATTTTTATTATATTCTGCAAGCGCGATCATGGCGTCAGGACGAGTCTTATGGTATCCAAGGTTCCGGTATAGCTGTTTACCGTCATCATTCCAACCAGTGGTTATTCTGACACCAAATGGTTTTCTCCTTTTGCCGGAAAGCTTAAAAACACAACCATAACCATTTGGGTTCTTAATGACGTTCACCTCCGTCTATTTTGGTAGGTTCCCTGATAATTAGAATGCTCTTATAATTTGATAGGCAAGCCCTCCTAAAAGCGTTACTTATACTTTTCACGGGTAAATTTTTTCTTAGCCAGCTGTTTTCCAAGACGCATTGAGCTATCAAGGGAGATTCGCATAAGTTCCTTTGATTCGTCGTCTAAGAGTTCTCCGTTAAATGAGAGAGACACATTATTTCCGAAGCTTCCAAGCATATTTTCTAAGTCCGAAGCAATGTCTTTTGGGGATAGGATGTTAGGTTTGTATATCTCAATTTTTGATCGATTAAGGCAAGCCAAAAAAGCTTCTTTGAATTCACCAGATAGCGGTTCTTTTATCATAATAATCATATCTGAAGGGTCTATCAGGAATGGAACGTCATAGTACACTTCTTTAAAACTGCTGAATACTCGGGTTAAATTATTGTATACGTCGGTGGGGAAATAGGGCTGCCGAGATTCGTCATATTTTACTAAGGATTTTATAGTATCTATTATCTTCCTGTCAAAGCCGGTGCTCAAGAAATCAACAGACACTTCAAAATAATCGGCTACCTTTTGAATTTTTTCAATAGAAGGGGAACTCTCGTTCCATCTACGTATTGAGCCATTTGCTAGAGATACCTCTTTTTCTAGATGCGAAATCGGTAAATTTTTCTTTCTACATAAAAACTGCACATTTTCGCAAATTCCCAACTTATATCATCTCCTTAAAAGATGCTTGATTATATTAGCGTATACGCTATAACTTTATTGACTTATAGCGTATACGCTAATATAATAACACTAACAGCTTATATATTCGCGTACATGGTAATCCTGTGACCACAGGTTATATTTTATGTATTCTATTTTAGAATATTTTCTAATTTGTGTCAATATTTAAGCTTAAATTTTCTATTTTTCAAACGGAAGCACAGAGAAACAAAAGTCTACATAGAAGGAGTGAATTTGAAACATGCAACATTACTCAGAGTTTGGCTTAAAAGCTAGAACGGTCATGCTCCAAAAAAAAACATAAAGTCCAAGACCATTGCAAAAGAACTGGGTGTGTCTGCAGCCTATGTTTCCGATATCCTCAGAGGCGCGCGGATCGGTAAGGGAAGGAAGGAGCAAATTGCGAAAATCCTTGGCATAGAAGAGGAGGCTAAAAAGTGACTAGTGATGGTAATGGCGGTAAGAGTGTTTCTATCCAGAAAGCTGCTGAGTTGCTTAATAAGTCACAACAATTTGTCAGAGTCGGGTTACAAAGAGGAATCTTACCATTTGGGTCGGCAGTGAAATTAAGCACGAAGTGGACTTATTATATTTCACCGGCGAGATTTTACGACTACGCGGGATTGGAGCAGAAAAGAGCGTAATGTTCAAAGTTAAGGATCGTGTCTTAGTGGCAGGACGATTATTTTTTTTATATACGACTTAATAGCTAGGGGGTTAACCAAAGAGGTGACGATAACCCCCTAGCTATTAAGTCGTAGGTGGTTTGTGCCTCTTTGAGCAGTCCCATGGCTGCCTTCTGTTCGAGTGTGGAATAACATAAGGAGGCGAAATGATGAAAGAACTGGTCATTAAATTGGCAAGATGCTCCTGATTTTAACTAGGTATTCCAGGACGCTAACGAGCCCATCCTTAAACCTGGATTCCATGTAGATGATTCCAGTATCCGACAAGTAAGTTTCGTACGCAATACCATCTGCGTAAAAACATTCAAGAAGACTGACGCGATCCAATTCTCTGCAAGTCTCATCAACATCCTCAGCTGTCCATTTAAGGGCAATACTTTGGTGAATATCCATCGAGCTACCAAACCTCTTAGCTTGTGCTTTTGAGAGGCCGTCTTTGCGTTTCTGGCAATATTGCTTATAAAGCAAACATATTAAGGCATCAGAGTCTCTTGTAAGTTGTATCTCCAAATTAATCACCTCTTTACGCATCGATATTGGAAGCCTTGACAACTACCAATTCGACACGAAAGAGGGAAAACCTGTAAATGTTGAGAAACGCAGGTCTGTTGAGGCGATAGCCTACAATTAAACGTAAGCTTAAGAAAAAAGAAGCAACTGATAAAAATATTGTATTAAGACATTGTGCTTTTGGGGCTATTGAAAAATGCAACTCCCCACTACAGCGTTTGATACAGGAACGTTTGCAGGAGATCGAGTTTGATAATTTGCTGGCATGAGAGAGGTGAATACTATGGAACTAGATATAAGCTTCGGAAAACATCGCGCAGATACAAACTGGAAACCCGAATATCTAAACTGGGATGAATTCGTCGATGGCCGGCTACGAAAGGTCAGGCGCACGTCTGAGACGATGGCACAGTACGACAAAATGAATAACATCGCCCGTGGAAAGCTTAAAGACGGTCCGGCTTTTGTGGGCGGACTCGTCCGAGGCGGACGCAGGAAAAAAGAGAATGTAGACACGCGTAGTTTGATTACCCTGGACGCGGATCACGTGGAAGACGACGGGTTTCTGTTCGCGGCTGAACTTGTTTTAGGTGGAACGGCCTACGCAATCTACTCCACGCACAGCTACAGGGCGGGAAAGCAGAAATACCGTCTCGTCATACTGCCTGATCGAGCGATGAACCCAGACGAGTACGGAGCAGTTAGTCGGATGCTGGCGAATCAGATCGGCATGGACTATTTCGACAAGACGACCTTTGAAGTCCACCGGCTGATGTACCTCCCGAGTTGTTCCAAGGATGCTGAGCCGATGCTGGAAGTTTACGAGGGTGAGCCATTATCCGTGGATAGCATCCTTGCTGATTATGATGACTGGCGTGATCCTCTCCAATGGCCGAGACATACCGACGATAAGGTACAAAGACAAACGTTCCGACGGATGGAAGATCCTAAGGCTAAGCTGGGCGTTGTGGGGGCGTTCTGTCGTTGTTACTCCATATCCGAGGCCATTGATACCTTCCTTGCCGACGTATACGAAGCAGTAGACGATGGGAATACACGGTACACGCATATTGGCGCCAGTAGTTACGGGGGTTTGGTCGTTTACGATGAGGATATGTTCGCCTACTCTCATCATGAGAGTGATCCCTGCAGTGGCAGAGAGGTCAATGCTTTTGATCTAGTCCGGCTGCACAAGTTCGGCAAGTTAGATGACCGAGCAAGTGAGAACACTAACATCGACAAACTACCGAGCCATACTGCCATGGTGGCATTTGCAACGCAAGATGGAAAAGTAAAACGACTGATAATGGCTGAAATCCATGGGGAGTTTGGTAATGTGGCTGAAGAAAGCCCAGACGAAGACCCAGAGGGGAATCATTGGGAGGAAAGCCTCGAACTTCACCCGAAGAGTGGCCACCCATTACCGACAGCTGCAAACATAGAGCTGATCCTGATGCATGGTGAAAGGAGTGATGTCCTTGCGTATGATGCTTTTGGTAATACGGAGGTCATACGCAAACCGTTGCCGTGGCGAGGTCAGGAAAGACTGAATAGAGCTTATGAGCCGTGGCTAGGGGCAGACGACAAGAGGCTCCAGCATTGGTTTGCAAAAACCTACAAAGTAAATACAACGAAGGCTATACAAAATGCTTTTACGGAGGTTGTCCACAGTAATACATTTCACCCAATTAAGGAATACCTGGAGTCGCAAAAATGGGATGGAATCGCTCGAGTCGACAAAGTATTTGTTGATTATCTTGGGGCCATGGATACCCCATACGTTTGGCAGGTAACACGCAAGATGCTCGTCGCGGCGGTTTCACGTTTATATAATCCCGGCTGCAAATTTGATGAAATGCTTGTTCTAATTGGGCCACAAGGGGCCGGGAAGAGTAGTTTACTTCAGAAACTGGGCTATAAATGGTTCAGTGATAGCTTACGGACGTTTGATAATAAGGAAGCCGGTGAACATCTACAGACTGGGTGGATTTTCGAAATCAGCGAGCTGTCGGCGATGAAGAAAGCTGAAGTCGAAGAGGTCAAGGCTTTTTTGTCAAAAACAGAGGATAGGTATCGGGTAGCTTACGATCGCCAAGTCTCAGAGTTCCCGCGAAAATGCGTCTTCTTCGGCACGACGAACACCCGGGGCTTTCTCCGGGATATGACGGGAAACCGACGTTTTTGGCCTGTGGATATAGAACCATCGAGAGCTAGGTTTAGTCATTGGAAACAACTCACGGAGGAGGTTGTGGGGCAAATCTGGGCGGAAGTATTACACCTTTTTAAGGCGGGAGAATCCTTGGCGTTGGATAAAGAGGCCGGGGGAGAAGCAAAACGGCAGCAGGCGCTGCATATGGAATCTGACCCACGGGAAGGAATTATCCAAGAATGGCTTGAGACACCGGTACAAGATAATTTTGCCAGAGAGTCATACACACACAAACGCGTATGCGCGGCACAAATCTGGACGGAATGCATGAATAAACGAAAAGGAGATATGCGCCCATGGGAGGCAAAGGAGATATGTGACATTCTCCGACACACACCAGGGTGGAGAGAATTGAAACGTGTACGCCTTCCAGGGTATGGTCAACAAACCGCGTTTGAGCGAAGCAGTAAGCCGTAAATTTGCTGCTTCACCTCTGCTTCACTCTACTGATACAGTGAAGCAGAGGTGAAGCAGGAAAAATCTGCTTACTGCTTCACTGTAAATCCTGTTGTATCTAGGTTCCCAGGATTATTGATACAGTGAGACAGTAACTTATCCATATAAGAATAAAAGTAATTTAGCATAGGAAGAGGTAGTACAGTAACCCCTATGCTCCCTATGCTAAATGTAATATATAAAAGGTACGAGCTATTTAACTACTCACTGCACACATAAGGAATATGATATTAATTTTTAAGTGGAAATGCTGTCGGACACTTTTCATTTATGGAGGCGAAGACAATGATATATAGACCTTGCAAAATTAGTGAAATATCGATACGTAATGGAATGAAAGAATGGGTAGAGAGTCGTCAGAGTATCTGTGAAGACCCGAGAATCTACTATGAGCTGCCAAGGGAGATAAGGTGCGTGCTGGACATGTGGATAGACGACAGTATTTGGCCCAGCAGAAGAGTAAGAGCTAGACGTTCCAGTTATGGATTAAAGGCAGATTTTCAAAGGGATACGGGTATCTATATATACACCGGGGTATTCAACGGGGCTATGTTAGAAGCAGGTTATCAGCCGGTGAATTCGAAAGATACGAATTGGAACTTTAAGATAAACGTAATCAACAGGGGATGGAGTAATAGACGCCACCCATAAGAACGAGGAGGGATAAGCGATGGATATAATCGAGGCTGCTGAAATATGTAATCAAAGTGTTTCGAGGGATGCACGTAACGATGCATTGTGGCTCACTAAGCGACACTTAGAAGGGTTTAGAGCCCAGAAGCAATACGTGTTAAACCTCGAGGAAGATATCGATGATCGGTATGAAATGACTAATAAAATGATAGCAACATACGATGAGCATATTGGACATAGTTCGGTAGAAATGCTTCATCCTGGAGCAGTACTGGCAGTTGATGAGGAGCATCAAGAACAAAGGGCAGAATTAGTCAAGGCAAAACGCATAGCGGAAAGATTAGAGAAAGCCATAAGTGATTTGCCGAGAACAGAACGGACGATTATCGAACAAAGGTATATTGAACCAAAGCCAAGGCCATGGGAAGGGATTGCTGAGTCAGTAGGTTATGACAGACGATGGTGCTTAAGACTTCACTCTCGGGCGCTGAGAAGTGTTGCTGTACATTTATTTGGACTAGAGGTTGTCTTAAAGCAAGAACAAGAAAGAAAACTTAAACGTGGATAATACGCCACTTTTACGCCACCTTTTAGTCCTTAAAACCTGCTAAAATAATATTGTCAGAGGTGCGAAGAAATTCGTGCCTTTTCTTTATGCCTATTTATCCAGGAGGTGCCGCGGTGTCCCAGCCACCATTTAAACACCTTAACACTAAGAAGTCTAAGCAAAGGGAACCGGCTAAATATCCTCCAAAGATTAAGTATGAGGATACAAAGAAGTTCAACGCGTTTGATCGGATGATGCGTGGGAATAAGGGTGTGTGGTTGAGCTAATGCCATTAAGACCATTACGACCATGCAAGAAAGCGGCTTGCCCGCAGTTGACAAGGGGCGCAGGCGGATACTGTGATGAACATAAACAGTTAGCCTATGAACGTGACAAGTATCGAGGGTCAGCAAGGCAACGCGGATACGACAGTACATGGGAGAGGTTGCGTAAGATAGTTCTCAGAGAGAACCCCTTGTGCCATGACTGCCTGGACAGGGACAGGATCACACCCGCCAAGGAAGTACATCACATCAAGAAGGTACGAGAGCACCCTGCTTTAAGGTTAGTTAAGACGAACCTAATGTGCCTATGCAAGGCATGCCATAACAGACGCACGGCTAAGGGCGAATGATCAAGCACCTACCCCAAGGGGGGCCTATTGGCTCTAGAGCAAACTACAGCAGGACCGATGATACCTCGTGTGTGAGAAAAAATCCGTTTTTGAAAGTTTTGGGGAAGGAGTGGTGGCCATGGGCGGCAGAAATGGACAACCAGTTAACTTAATATTAGCAAAAGGCCTCAGTCACCACTTAACCAAAGCGGTGATTGAGCAAAGAAAAGCGGCTGAAATAAAAACAGGAACAAAGAGTCTCAAGTGTCCCGATTACGTCAAGAATGATGTCAACGCCTTCAAGCGGTGGAAGGAAATCATCAAAATTTATAAAGATGCTGACTACGTTTCCTCTGGGGATGTCGGTATGTTGGCTCGTTACTGCATGACGCATTCGGAATACCTGAGACTCCTGGACAGCAGGAAACACCTTGAAGCACTCGAAGCGGATTGGTCACGATACGGCGATATACTACCCGAAGATTTCTCATATCGAATAGATCAGATATTAAAACTTAATCCATTGCTGCAGTTAGAAACAGCAATTAACAAAAAGATGGATATGTTGCTTAAGTTAGAGGACCGTGCCTTCCTTAACCCGCTGGCCAAGGTCAAGAACGTGTCTAAGAAAGAACCACCAGCACAGGAAGATCCGAACGCTGGGATGTTTGGTGATTGAAATGATACATCCTACAACTCAATACGCTATCGACGTTGTACATTCTGAACTAAAAGAAATGTGCTGCAAGTGGGAGATCCTCGCCTGCAAGCGCCACTTGGACGATTTGGAAAGACAGGAAGCAGAAGATTTCCCATATGTATTTGATGAGAGCCGTGCTGATAGAATCTTTAAGTGGTTTGGTCTTTGCAGACATGTCCGTGGTGTATTCCAGGGACAACCGATCGAGCTACAACCATGGCAAATGTTTGACCAAGGATGTCTTTATGGATGGGTCCATAAGGATACTGGCATTCGTAGATTCAGAAAGGCTTACCACAAGCGGGCACGGGGTAACGTCAAATCTACAGAGGTAAGTGGGAAATGCCTTTACCATATGTCGGCCGATGCAGTTTACCCACCCGGGAGTCCTGAACTTGCGAAGTATGAAATGTCTCCAGAGGTTGAATGTGCTGCCGTCGACAGAGGCCAAGCAAAGCGAGTATGGCAAGACGCTTGTAACATGGCCACAGCATCACCAGACATCCTTAAGAGAATGATTGTTAAGAAAACGATTGTACAGCACAAGTCACGTGGCGGTTTCATGCGGCCACTCTCCAAAGACACCAAGAATAAAGACGGTGGGGCTCCTTGTTACTATGAGATTGATGAATACCATGCTCATCCAACCTCTGAAATATACGATATTGGCTATTCTGGGTTCGGAAAAAGAACACAATCGCTACTCGATATCATTACAACAGCCGGAACAGATGCTGAAAATAAGCCATGCAAAAGTGAAGAAGACTACGCCAAGAAAGTTCTCGATCGGATTGTTCCGGACGAGAGTTTTTTTATTATGATTCGAGAGATTGATGATGCCGACGATCCACATAATATGAATTGCTGGCCTAAGGCGAACCCAATATTGAGATATCCAAACAGCTATTCAAAAGGGTTGCTCGAACAAATAAAAGCCGAATACGAAACGGCATATAATTCGGGAGACCCAAGCAAGATCCGGGAGTTCCTCGTAAAGAGAATGGATCGCTGGCAATCAGACAGTGAGAACAAATACATGACTGGTTGCATGGATAAATGGAAAGCACTGGCGGTTACACCTAAGGAGTTCTTGGAGCTGGTGCGAGGACGCGAATGTTTCACTGGATTGGACTTATCTAAATCAACAGACCTGACGGCAGATGGCTTTGTATTTTCCTTGGATGATGGCAGATATGCGGTGGATGCCCATGGCTTTATGCCCAAGGAACGAGCAACACAGCACGAACACAGCGACAGAGTACCATATCGATACTGGGCTGAGGAAGGCTACTGCACCCTTACTGAGGGAGAAGTTACGGACTATAACTTCATCAAGACCCATATTCACGACATGGAGTTCGATGAAAGCTGGAAGATTCAAGAGTTCGATTACGACCCTTACAATGCAACTCATTTCACGCAAGATCTTGAGAACGAAGGCTATCAAAGGGTTGAGATTCGACAGGGCGTTCAAACCTTATCTGAGCCAACGAAAAAGTTCAGAGAGCTAATACTACAAGGAAAGATAGTCCACAATGGAAACCCTTTGCTAACGTGGGCCTTATCCAACGCAATTGAAGTTCAAGACAGCAACGGAAATATTAAATTAAGTAAAAAACATAAAGACGACAGCCAACGGATCGATCCTCTGGCAGCAATTATAAACGCTATGGTTCGGGCGTTAGTCAATGAGGACACAATATCGATTTATGAAACCCGTGGCGTTCGGTGAGGAGGTGAACTATTTGTTTAACTTAGGTTTTAAGCTAGAAATAAGCGACGCCTTGCTTATACTAGGGATACTGATCATAACGTTGGGGATATATTTGATTTCACTCCCAGTTGCAGTAATGTTCCTTGGCTTTTCGCTAGTCGTTCTCGCCTTCCTCATGAGCCCCAAAAGGGGATCTGAAAAAAGGGGAGGAGGTGAATAACTTTGGGAATCGTATCAAGAATCAAAGCAGAGACCAGGGACAACTCAGGGACAGGCCTAGTTAATCCGGCTCAGTGGTTTAGAGATTGGTTTGGTGGTGGACCGCCCAGCTCTACAGGGATAAATATAAACGAAGATACAGCAGTAAAACTTGTTGCAGTTTTCGCTTGTGTCAGGCTCTTATCGGAGAGTATTGCTATGCTGCCTTTCCCGATGTACAAGTCATTGAAGGTGGGAAAAGAAAAAGCAGTTTATCACCCGCTTTATACTATCCTGCATGATATAGCTAACCCTGAATGTACATCATTTCAGTTTAGGCAAATTATGATGGTAAACGCTTTACTCTGTGGAAGTGCTTGTGCTGAGATCCAGAGGGATGAATCCGGTAACGTCATTGCCCTCTGGCCTATCCCGACGAAGTATATCCAGCTAACGAGAAACTCAAATACAAAAGAACTTGTGTATCAAGTAAATAATCCGGATGGAAGCCAATCGAATCTTTACCCTGAACAAGTTTTTTCGTTGCCGGGTATGGGGTTTGACAATGTAAAGACATTCAAACCAATCCAGCTGGCCAGGGAAGCCATCGGGCTAGGCCTTGCCACACAAGAGTTCGGAGCAAGATTCTTTGGGCAGGGCACAACAGCAAGTGGTATCGTGGAATATCCGGGTAAGATGTCAGATAAGGCGTATGACCGCTATACAGAATCGTTTGCAGAAAAATACGAGGGCCTAAAGAATAGCAACAGGTTAGTATTCTTAGAGGAAGGCCTTAAGTTTACACAGTTAACCATTCCGCCGGAAAATGCTCAGTTCCTAGAGACACGTAAGTTTCAAGTAATTGAAATGGCACGCTTTTTTAATGTCCCACCACACATGATCATGGATTTCGATGGGGCCACGTTCTCTAACATCGAGCAAAAATCTCTTGAATATGTAACATATTCTCTTATGCCTTGGTTCGTGAAGTGGGAACAAGCTGTGTACAAGTGCCTACTAATGCCTTCTGAGCGCAAAAAATTCTTCGCTAAGTTCAGCGTTGATGCTTTACTTCGCGGGGATTTCAGTACGCGAATGAACGGGTACCATATGATGATCCAGGATGGAGTTTGGAACGCAGACGAGATCAGAGAACTGGAGGATATGAATCCACAACCCGATGAACAAGGCCAGATTTACTTATGTAATGGCAATATGATTCCTAAAAACATGGCGGGTAAAATAAAAGGAGGTGGTAACGGTGGTACTAGCAACCCGGCAGGATAAGGAAATCAGAACAATAACAGAGAAGGTGGAACTTCGAGCTGCAGAAGATGGGAAGAAAACAATCGTTGGATATGCGGCAAAGTTTGGGATGAGATCACAAGACCTCGGGGGATTTGTAGAACAAATAGATCCTCATTTCTTTGATAGTATCTTAAATAACGATACCCGAGGGCTCATTAACCATGATCCAAACCTCATCCTCGGTAGGACGGCAAGTGGGACACTTAAACTGTCTGTCGATGAGTTCGGTCTCAGGTACGACATTATCCCGCCTAACACATCGTACGCCAATGATCTTATCGTAAGCATGGAGCGCGGGGATATTAGTCAAAGCTCTTTCGCCTTCCAGGTGGATTACGGAAACGATGGGGACAATTGGGAATACGATGAGGCAAACGACATCTATATCCGGACTTTACTGAAATGCAAATGTCTTTACGATGTTTCTCCAGTAACGTATCCAGCCTATGAGCAGACGGAAAGCATCGTAAGCTCAAGGAGCGTTGACAAAATGAAAAAAATGAGACAGCTAAGGACCAGTGGAGCTGATGATCAAGAATGCGTATGTGAAAGTTGTAATCATAGCGACAACTGTCAGTCTACGGGTGCGAAGTGTTGCATTTGTGGTAATTGTAATTTAGTTAGTCAATGTAGCAAGCCGGGAGCCAATGGCTGTAACTGCGGTGATTGTTCTATGGCACAAAATAATTGCTGTGAGACAGGCGCAGATAATTGTTTATGCAGCAAATGCACCAACACGGATTGTTGTAAAGGACACCTAGACGGCGGAATGGTGCCAGGATCAATGCGAACTCTAAGAAACAAGGATTATAAAAAGGCCCTTGAAATCAAGAGGAAACGCCTTGATTTAGCCGAAAAATCCCTTTAAAAGAGACAAAAGTCTATAAAGCAGGGTAAGAACGCATGAGAATGCGTTTTTTATATGTCCAAAATTGAAAGAAGAAAGGTGAGAATAAAAAATATGAACATAATTGAAACCAAACAGAAACGTGCATCCATCGTTACCCAAGCAAGGTCTTTCCTAGACAAAGCTGAAGTTGAGGGCAGAGCATTAACCACCGAGGAAGAAACGTCCTACAACAAGGCAATGGATGATGTTGAAAAGCTCTCTCAGGAAATTGACAGGGAGCAGCGCCAACAAAACCTAGAAAGAGGGATGGGAAAACCCGAAGAAATCCAAGGGACGAACCTAGATGCTGAAGGAAGAGCCAAGGAAGAAAAGGAAAAAGAAATCAGGTCAGCTTTTGCAAAAGGAATGAGATCTGGGAACTTTGGGGAATATCGCGACTTACAAATGACGAACGCAACTCAGGCCGGATATTTGGTAGCCCCCGAACAATTTGTGGCAACTTTGATCAAGGACTTGGACAACTACTTCTTCATCCGTCAATATGCTAAAAAGTTAACCATTTCCGGTACCCAGTCTTTAGGATTTCCAAAACGCACCGCGCGGGCAAGTAAGGCCATTCGTGGGACAGAACTTGCGGCTCCTACGCCGGACACGTCACTAGCATTTGGCAAACGGGAATTCCGACCTAAGTGGATGACCGCCGAAATTCTTGTTTCTAAGCCTTTGCTCCAAAACGCTGCCATAGATCCTGAACAGATTGTGCGTGCCGAGCTTGCCTATGCTTTCGGACAAACGCAAGAAATCGAGTTCATGATCGGGAATGGTGCCGAGGAAGCGCTCGGGATATTCACGCCAAGTGATTTAGGTATCAGTACCGCCAGAGACGTTTCCAACGTTGGCCTAGTCCTGAAATTTGAATCTCTGATTGATGCTAAGTTCAGCCTTAAGCAACAATATTGGAATAACCTTAAATGGATTTTCCACCGTGATGCAATGAAGCAGATCGTTAAGATTAAAGATGGTGATGGTCAGTATATTTGGAGACAATCTGTCATCGAAAGCGAACCAGATCGGCTCCTTGGTTTACCATTCCTGATGTCTGAATATGCGCCGAACACCTTCGAATCTGGTAACTACGTTGGAATCCTTGGTGACCTGTCTCAGTATTGGATCGCTGACTCCCTGAACATGGAGATCCAAGCTCTGTTTGAACTCTATGCCCGCACCAATCAGGTTGACTTCATAGCCCGAGCCGCTAATGATGGAATGCCGGTACTAGAAGAAGCATTTGCTCGAATTGCATTACTGTAAGAAAGGGGAAACCCTTCCCCTTAAAAAGAAAGTGAGGACTTAAAAAAATGAATTTAAGCAAAGATGTTAAAATTTCTCAGGTCCTTGGATATTCAGCAGCCGGAGTTGTAGCAAAAACGAGTGCAGTAATTGATATGCAGGGATTTGCCGGAGCGGTTTTTGTCGCAACCCTAGGAGCTGTAACACTGGGATCGGCTATCGCACTCAAGGCCCAGGAAGATATCGTCTCATCCATGGCTAACGTCAAAGATCTTTCCGGGGCAGCTGCAGCATTTACAGCTGGCGCTTCTGATTCAAATAAATGCCTCATTGTTGATGTATACAGACCAAAAGAAAGATTTCTCCGTGCGGTACTCTCCCCGGCGACTCAAAACACAGAGATACTTTCAATTGTTGCGATCCAGTATCAGGCTGGTTGCAAGCCAACTCAAATTGACCCTTCCGTAGCAGCTACGGCGTTGGCCGTAAGTCCGAGCGAAATATAAGAAAAAGGGGCTTTTAGCCCCTTAATTTGGAGGGATAAGACATGCCTGATAATAGAAACTGTAAAAACTATGAGACCGATGGCGGAGATACCTGGGAAGTTGGCGGAGCTCTGGATATTCAAGCGGGCGGTGCGATCACTGCCAATGGCGTTCAGGCCAACGCCGTCACAAAGCCTGTCGCAGGAACAACCGTTGACGCTGAGAGCAGGGCAGCTATTAACGCTATCATTGACGCGCTAAAAGCAGTCGGGATAACAAAATAAAGGGCGGTGAGCTACCATGTCACTAACCCTTAACCTCAAAACTCCTGCAGTTGAGCCAATGACATTAACAGAGGCGAAGAACTTTTTGAGGGTAGATCTTGACGATGACAATATTTACATTGGTTCCTTGATTACTTCTGCCAGGGAATATTGCGAATCCGTGACCATGAGGGCGCTTGGGACTCAAAAGTTTGAACTTGTCCTAGACGATTTCCCCTCCATTAAGGATTTTATTGAAATTCCAAGAGCTCCTTTACAAAAAGTTGATACGGCACAATACAGGAATTCCTTCGGAGAGATAAAGGATATTGATCCTGCAACTATCCTATTTGATTATGACAGTGAACCAGGACGAATAGTTTTAGCCTATAATCGGTTCTGGCCTATCTTCATTCCCTATCCTGCTGGTGCGGTGATAATCAATTACACGGCCGGTTATACTGCCCTAAACCCTATGCCCATTGGAATCAAGCAAGCAATGTTTTTACTTATTGGCCAGTGGTACACAAACCGCGAGCCGATGGTAGACAGAAGATTGACGGAACTAAAGTATTCCGTAGACTCATTGCTCGCACCGTACCGGGTAATTACTTTAAGGTGGTGAGTGATGTGAACATTGGTACCCTGAACAAGCGAATAACTATACTCACGACAACTGAGGGCAAAAACGAAGCAGGGGACACAATTCTAGTCCCTGCTACTTTCAAAACAGTGTGGGCGAGCGTATCCCCAACCACGGGTAGAGACTATGTCGAAGCCAAAAAATTCCAAGCCGAGTTAACCTATAACTTTACCATTCGCTATCTAGCCGGAGTTACGCCCGACATGACGATCCAATTCAAGGACAGAATATTTCTAATCCAAGACATAATTAATCCCTTTGAGCACAATGCAATGTTGGAGATCAAGGCTATCGAGAGGGTGGTTAAAAATGGCTGATGATTTCGAAGTGAAGTTTGAGGGAATTAACGATTTTAAAGCAAAACTTGAAGAAGTTAGAGCCATATATCCCTACAAGGAAGAAGAAATTCTTCTGAAATTGGGCGGAATGTTAAAGGCTAGCTCCAAGGATAAGACACCTTTGGGTGGGGACAAAAAACATTTAAGAGACCAATATAAACTATCCAAGGTGAATTATGAAAAAGATGGAAGCAACATAACCATGACGAACAAAAGCCCTCTCTTTCACCTAATCGAAAATGGGCACCAGCAGGTAGTGGGAGGGAAGTTGGCCAACGGCGGTAAGGTGGTTAAATTTGTACCCGGAAAACACATGGTAGAAACAGCAATGATCGAATTGGATCAGGTATTGCCAACAGTAGTGGATGCATGGCTGGACGGTATCCTGGGTGGTGTGAAATGATCACACTAGTAAGTGTTAAGAAGGCTGTCAATGATGCGTTAGTTCCAGTTGGGCTAAAGACATATGGAAACGAGGTCAAAGAGGGCTTCACTCGTCCTTGCTTTTTTGTTGGGGTAACCCCGGTTACGAGCGAAACCTTCAAGAAAGTTACAAGCGAAAACTCTTTGATGATTGAAATCGTATACTTTTCCGCAAATAAAACAGACCTGGAAAATCTACAAATGTATGACACGCTGAAAGGGATACTAACTCCAATCCTGACCATAGGAACTAGAAAGCTTTTGGTGAAAAATTTCCGGGCGCAAGTCGTTGATGAGACGGATCACATTTATTCAATCAAATTCGACTTAAACTTTTATGATGAAATCGTGGATACCACGCCAGTAGCAGGCCCAATGGGAACAATAAATTTAAATATAGGAGGTCAATAGCATGGGATTACCAAACATCGAAGTTATCTTTAAAGCACTGGCCGTAAGCGCGATCGCAAGGGGTTCCAGAGGCGTCGTTGCAATCGTCTTAAAGGATGCGCTCCACAATGGAGCCAACGTTTACACAGACCCAACAGCAATTCCTCAAGATTACTCGGCTTATAATCTTAATCAAATTAATCTGGCATTTCAGGGCGGAGTGCAAGCCCCTAATAGCTTGATCGTATACGTTGAACCGGTTGCTTCGGCTGATTACACGGCAGCCATGACCTATTTGGAAACAGTCAAATGGGATTATGGGTGCGTGCCTGAGATCAGTTCGCCAGATGCTTTGCTATTTGCAACATGGATCAAAGCGGCTAGAGATTCCAAGGGCCTCCGATCAAAGATGGTCCTGCCAAACACAGCAGGCGACCACGAAGGAGTCATCAACTTTGCCACAGATGGGATTGGCCTGGCATCTGGAACGGTAACAGCCACGGATTATTGCAGCCGAATTGCAGGGATTTTAGCAGGGAATCCGTTGACCATGAGTGCAACATACCAAGTTTTATCTGAGGTCTTGGATGTTCCCCATTCGACTAATGATCAATTTGACACGTTAATTGATGCGGGGAAACTTGTACTGATGAATGATGGAGAAAAGGTTAAGATCGCGCGTGCGGTAAATAGCCTAGTCACCCTTGTTCCGGGGAAAAGCGCTGACTTTAAGAAAATCAAGATTGTGGACATTATGGATTTAGTCAACAATGACATCAAGAAAACCTACGACGATAATTATGTCGGCAAGATCCCGAATGATTACGACCATAAGTGCTTGCTCATAACAGCCATTAATGCCTATCTGGAAGGGCTAGAGAATCAAATGCTTTTAGACAAAGGTCAGAACAGCGTTGGGATAGACGTGGCAGCCCAAACGTTATACATCCAGGGTATCGGTACGGATACAAGCACAATGACTGCACTGGCTATTAAGTCAGCAAACACAGGATCCTCCGTGCTCCTAACCGGCACAGCAAAACCACTTGATGCCATGGAAGACTTAACGCTAAATTTATTTTTATAGGAGGTATTAATTTATGGACAACTATAAGGCGAGTGACGTGATAAATGGTACCTGGGGGGAAATGTGGTTGAACGGCGACCTGATGGCAGAAACAATTGCACTTCAGGCTAAAGTAACATTGACGAAAACAGCGGTAAACATGTGCGGAACGCTTGTGGCGGGACAGAAGGTCACTGGGATGGACCTCAAAGGCACCATGAAAATAAACAAGGTGACGTCCTACATGATTAGAGCTAACAGTGCCAACATTAAAGCTGGTAAAACGTCAGAGTATACCATCATTTCTAATTTAGCTGATCCTCAAAGCATGGGAGCAGAAAGAATAGTGCTAAAAGGAGTCATGATTGACGAATTAACGTTAATAGACTGGGAAGGAAAGAAGAATTTAGAGGAATCAATTCCTTTCACTTTCCAAGACTGGGACTTGCTAGATTTGATCTAGCAAGTCCCAGTCTCTTTTCGAGGAGGATAACCTGATGCTATTTTTAACGATTGCGTATGTCCATTTGACGATCATTTATATTCAATTAATGATCGTCAATTTTCTAACGGAACCTAACTTAGCAATTATTTTGACCGCACTATGTATTTACATAATAATTAAAAAACAGGGGGAATTGTCAATGAACTTAGTCGATAAATTACTCAAAATGGATGCTGGTAAAATAGAAGTTCCATCTAAGACTATCACCATAAAATCACGTAAAACGAACCAAACACTCGAATTCCCATGTAAGGCCGTAGATAGTGAAAAGTACGCCGAGATCCAAGAAGGCGCATTGGAAATCCGTAAGGGTGACGTTAAAAAGATCAATATGTACTCAATGAAAACCCTAATCATCATCGAAGGATGTCCTGATGTATTCAAATCCAAAGAGGTAATGGAACATTTCGGGACCCCGACACCGAAGGAACTTATCAAAAAGCTCTTGCTCAGCGGAGAGATCGACGACCTCTACAACGGCATCAATGAACTTTCTGGCTATGAAAAGGACGACGAGGACGAAGAAACCATAAAAAACTAATTAACGAAGATAGGAATGTGCAAACAGCCTATCTTCTTTTCAGGTACAAAAACATGAGCCCCAAGGATTACTTCGATAGAAAGCCTGGTGAGAAGAAGATTCTCCGGGCTTTTATTTTGCACGAGATTAAAGAAAGAAACGAAGAAAACTCTCAGGATGGGGGTGATTAGATGGCCCACGTTATTGATGCGATAATAACCCTAAGGGACCAGTTGAGCGGAACACTAAAGAATGTCAACGCAAACCTTTCGCAGTTCCAAAGGCAGGCAACATTTGCGGGGAAGAACATGATATCGGTTGGTAAGGACCTGGAAAAAGTAGGGGGGAATCTTACCAAGACGATTACACTGCCCATAGTAGGTTTAGGAGTTGCGGCAGTGGCGGCGGCGGCAACATTCACACATCAAATGGCCGACATACGCAAAGAAGTTGTGGCAACTGCGGGATCTGCTTCAAAGGCAAATTCTATAATGTCCCAGATGTCAAAATCCTCACTGCAATGGAGCGAGGACTTTGGACAGTCTACGGATAGTATAAATGCGGGGTTATTAACACTTGTAAAAGATGGTTATAGTGGTAGCGTAGCAATGAGTGTAATGCAAACAGCGCTAAATACAGCAAGAGGTAGTAACGAAGACTTAACAACAGCCGTTAATACACTTGGTACATCCCTAGAAGCTTACGGATTAAAAACTAATAATGCGGCTAAAACCACACAGAATATGACGCACATGGCTGATACCTTTGCTTATATTGCGAACCATACAAAAGCAAGCATAAGTTCACTTGGGGAAGCCTTTAGTATAGTTGGCCCAACTGCAAGTGCTTTAAAACAACCCATGGAACAAACAGCCGCAGCAATAGGCATATTGCAATCCAATGGTATTGACGCTTCAACTGCGGCGACATCCTTAAAATCAGGATTAGTAAATCTTACAAAACCAACAAAGAAAATGTCAGCCGCAATGAAGGAAATGGGATTGAACGCATTTGATAGCAAAGGCAGCATGAAAGATTTGCCAACTTTACTTAATAATATAGAAAAGGGTACGACTGGATGGACAAACCAACAGAAAGAAGCTGCGGTAGCGACTATTTTTGGGAAAGAGTCATTAGCAAGTTGGAATGTTCTCTTAGCTAAAGGCGGTGGCAATTTAAGCGCGCTCTCAAAAAGCGCAAAGGGAGCGACGGGGGAAACTCAGAAACTGTCCGACAGTATGAAAAACACATCCGTAAATCAATTTAGTAAACTAAAAGAATCAATTCACGCGCTTGGTGTTGTGTTTGGGGAAGATATATTACCCTTATTAACACCAATAGTCAACAAACTAACAGATATGGCTAAAAGTTTTAGCAATTTAGATGATAATACAAAGAAATCAATCATTAAATTTGCTTTGATTGCGGCAGCAGTAGGACCTCCTATTTTGATAATTGGCAAATTAACGCACGGCATAGGACAAACAATCGACGGTTTTACTAGACTATCAAAGTCGATATCCAATGCTGGCGGCATCCTGAAATACCTTGCTACACCTGGCGGGATAGTCATCGTGGTGATAATGGCTATAGCTGTAGCCGCGTTCCTTTTGATCAAATACTGGGGCCCCATAAGCACCTTCTTCAAGAAAGTATGGAATGAAATTCTTGCCGTAACTCAAAAGGTATGGGCAGCTATTGGACCTACTATAATGGGAGCTGTAAACAAGATAGTGGCCTTCTGGAACGCAATATGGCCAGAGTTGAAAACGGTATTCGAATTTGTATTCAAGGTTCTAGCCGTTATTGTTGGTCCGTATATTACCGGAATTTACGTCATAATTAAAGCGGTACTAGGCTTTATAATGGGATGCTGGAAAGATGCTTGGAACGTAATTAAAGATTACATCAAATTAGTTTGGGATGTCATTTCGGGTGTAATCAAATATTATTGGGACTTGATTAGCGGGTTAATTCAAATCGGGCTTGATATCCTAACTGGCCACTGGGGAGCGGCGTGGACGCACATAAAAGAGTTGGTTGTAACTCTCTGGCATGACATCGGGAGCCTGTTTGGTAACATTGCAACGGACGCGCTAAAGTGGGGATCAGACTTTGTTAAAGGATTAATAGATGGTATCAAGGGAGCGATAGGTGGCGTAATTGATGCGGTCAAGGGTATTGGCAGCACCATCAAGAGCTACCTTCACTTTTCAGTTCCAGATGTAGGTCCATTGACCGATTACATGTCATGGATGCCTGATATGCTCAAGGGAATGAGCCAAGGAATAAAGGTTAATACCCATCTAGTAACCGATAAAGTAAAAGATATCGCAGTTGGAATTAAGGCTAATGTACAGCAAGGAACAACGGGGGCGAAAGGGTCAACAGGATCAACAGGATCAGGAGGGGCGAGTAAGGGTGGCTTTAACCTTACTGTAAATATGTATGGAAACGTCAGCAGTGATTCTGATATAGATAGGTTTGCGAACGCTTTAGTGCTAAAACTTAATACAACGGCAGCGAATATGGCCTAAAGGAGGTACGGCAATGGAATTTTGGCTAATACAAGGCAATGAAAAACTACAACTCCCCGTACCTCCCCCGAATTACGCTATAAAGCGAGCACAAAATAACAGTGTTGTCGTTGTCGAAGGCATCGGAGAAGTAAGCTTTATCGGAAAGCCCAAGCTGGCAGAAATACCGTCAATAACATCTTTTTTTCCCAACCAAGCCTACAGTTTTTGCCAATATAGCACGTTCCCTACTCCGAAAGAGTGCACAGACCTGATTGAAAAATGGATGTTGAGTGGGAATCCCATCCGTTATATCGTGACCGGTGCTATAAATGCGGAATGTACCATAGAAGATTTTGAGTATGGGGAGCAAGACGGAACTGGAGATGTGTATTTTACCTTAAATCTAAAAGAATACAAAGTAATAAGTGCGACTGTAACCGCCATAACAACGGTAGCTGCAGTCCCAGCAACTACGACAACGCCAGCGACACCCGCCAAGGTTGTTCCAGTAGTGGTGGCAGTAGCAAGGCCAGTAGCGAAAGCAATTCCATTAAAATATACAGTTAAAAAAGGTGATACACTCTGGGCCATTGCTAAGAGACAATATGGAGATGGGTCTAAGTCCACGGTAATAGCAACCAAAAACGGCATCAAGAACCCTAACTTAATCAAAGTTGGTCAGGTGTTGCTACTGTGATAAAGCTGTACAGCTTAATCAACGGGGTTGTAACAGACATAACCAACGCCATCAAGAGCATAAGCAGCACAGGGGATAAGGCACAGGCAGCGCGTAAATTAGACATAACGCTAGTCTACTCTACTTGGGACAAGAACCAACCTAGAACAAACATTGAACCCGGTACAAAGATTTGGCTATTACTTGATGGCAAGGAGATATTTAGAGGTGTAGCTTGGGATAGGGGCATTGATTCGACATCCCAAGGATTACCGGTTGTTGTTTATGACTATCTAATCTACCTTACGAAATCTAAGGTAACCTACAATTTTAGTAACATAACTGCAGAAGATGCCACTAAGAAAATATGTTCAGATCTTGGAATAAGTGTGGGAAGCATAGCAACCACGGGCATTAAACTAAACCGTCTTATCGCTCAAAAGTCGGGCTATGATGCCATCATGGAAATGTACACTCAGGCATCTAAAACAAACGGTAAAAAATATATCCCAGTAATGGACGGAATCAAGTTATCTGTAATCGAAAAGGGAAAAACGGTTGCAAACTACACACTGAGATCACAGTCAGGCAACGCGAGTAGCAATGTGATAGGCACAAGTTACCATGACACTATGGAGGGCATGATTAACAAGGTGAAAATTTATGATAGTGAAAACAAATACATTAAAGAGGTGAATAATAATACAGGGGTTGCTCAGTACGGATTACTTCAAGACAACTACACTATGGAGACAGACAAGAATAGCGAAGTTGTCGCTAATGGTATGCTTACCGGCGTACAAAAAGATGTGACTATTCCGGCATTAGGAAATTGGGATTGTCGAACTGGTTATGCAGTAAACACAGAAATATCATACATTAGCCCTTTACTAAAAGCAGTTATGTATATTGATGGAGATACCCATACATGGTTACCCGGCACCGGTGAATACACAATGAGTTTGATTCTGAGTTTTGGGAACATCATGGACAGCAAGGAGTGATGCTATGAAAAACCCATATTCTGAAATCATTAATCATATGAGAACGCAGGGGGGAAAGAATAACACGCCTTACGTTCAGGTTGGTGTAGTTGTAGCTTCCAATCCGTTAACCGTCAAACTAGGTGACTTGCAGATCGGAAAAGGGAATCTCTTGGTTGCCGATTATCTATTACCTAACTATGCACGAAAGATCTCCATACCGACAACCACGGCCGTCGGAAACACGACAACGGAAAGCATCACAAGTATCGGTATACCCGATGGAGAAATTGCCCTTACGGATGGTTTAAAAGCAAATGATGTTGTCGCCCTGATCCCAACGTTGGACGGTCAGACATACATTGTGCTAGCAAAGGTGGTTAGCACAGCATAGAGGCGGAATGTATCTGAAGTCTGGAGGCGAAGGAATGGCGTGTAATGCTGTAACAAGGGAACAGTTAATGGCGGCACTGGAGCTTGTAATCTTACAAGGAGTAAGCTCAGCTGATGCAGCGGTTAAGCTTGGGGTAAGTAAGCAGGCATTATATATACGGTTGCGTAGATTGCCTCAATATCGGGAATACCGAGCGCAGAAAGAAGCTGAAGCGACTGAGATTAAAAAAAAGGTCTTAGTTATGGGGCGAGCCGGATATACACAAGCAAGTATTGGGCGGGAATTAGGCATTAGCGATGACGTAGCTCGTAATTGGCTTTTAAAGGCAGGAATTGACACAACTAGAAATGGGAATGACAATCTCGTTTGCCCTGCATGTGGCGGGATAATGAATAAACAATCTCTGTTCTTTTGGTTGTGTGATAGTTGTAATTCTGAGTGGTGGCCCAAGGAGGCACCTGATGATCCGGACGACTGGACCAGGCCCTGGCGAATCAGGTATGAAGACTGGGGCAAGGAAATGCTTGGGATATCTGTCAGAATGCTTGAGGAAGGGCATACATTCCAAGAAATATGTACTGAGCTAAATGATCGAGGTATAAAAACACATACGGGTAGAATATGGAAGTTGGAAAACCTTCATTCATCCCTTGCAGCGAGCGGTATCAACCGCCAGGGTGGGGACAGGACTAGAATAGAAGACATTACAAGAGCAATGTCTGAGAAGGGATTCTTAGGCAAGGATATCGCTTTGCGACTGAATACAGAAGGACTAATGAATTCCAGGTCCAAGAAATGGACTGGGAGCGGAATTTATAAGCTATGTAAAAGGATTGGTATTAAGTTAAACAGGGGACAGGTGATCCACTTAGATTCACTAGGCAACCCTGTGGAAGAAAGCACACCATCATTAACGTTTATGAACTGGGACTCAATAGTAAGCAGAGCAGGGAACCCCCTAAATAAAAATGATCTCGCAATATTGGCGAGTAATAAAGCTAGGAGGCGGTCTTCTTGACATGTCCAATCTGTCGATGCCTGCTGGAACCAGTTGAACAAAAACATAGATGTCCGAAGTGCTGCGGAGAATTTTTTACTGTAGAGAAAAAGAAAACTATAGACGAAGGTGAGTGGAGCCGCCAACAATACTACAAGGCAGCACGGGACAGTGTTTCAACTTACAGGGCAGCACGAAAAGCAGGATATTTATATTAAACAGGGCTTGGCAAATTCGCAAGCGCTTGCCAATTTGTATTGTACCCAAACAAAAAAAAGCCTCAGCATTTAATTTGCTGGGGCTTTTTTTTGTGTTTAAAAAACCTTTATATCACCTTAAGCAAAACATAAGAAATACCCACTACAAAAAACGGAAGAAATAACACCACACAACAACCCACGGCAGCGCCAGCTTTTCTTTGCCTCCCTGATCTGGTCATCGGTATCCCTGTTTTTCTGGAGATGTTTTGTTTTACTTTAGTAACTCCAAGCGCTCTTTTCCATGAGAATCCGCCCTTGTTCATTTGGCCAACACGACCGATACATTCTCAAAACTAAATCTTGTATTATTGGGATATAACGCAATATTGATTTTATCTGTGCCCTGTACTGGTGAGAATAATATAACGTCATCGGCACTTACCCCAGGTTCTAACCAGTCTGCATGAGGGAGCTTTAGCTTTGCGACTCTGTCTAAATTAAATTGAGGGTCACAGTCCAATTGCTTGCCATTAGCAATGACCTTATCATCCGCCCTGTTAGGCTGTAATTGAACTTTAGTATTATTAGTATAAGTAACATATATTTTTAGTGAGTCTGAGTTTTGCTCAACCTTAGTTAGGTTAACCTTAATTCCATTCAGCTCTTTTTCAATGGGCAATGCTACCTTAGTGGCCGCCGGAGTTGCCGGTGTAGCTTGTGAAGATCCCGTTGAAGGGGCTTCCGCAGTTTTTCGACTACACCCACCAATCGTTATGACCAATGTAAGCATAAGTCCAACTGCTAATAAGTACTCAATTTTTTTCATTTTCTTAAACCTCTTTCTTAATTTCCTTTAGCCAATCAATCTGGCTTTCTAAACTTATCGAGTTCCCTAATATTATCCTTCCCTGATGGGATCAGGGGATCTGCTGGTGATTGAGAAGCCAGCCAACGAATGTAGTACTCGGAAGTAACGTCAGGAGTAGCACATTTTTCGGCAATCCAGTTTATCAACATATCTAGTTTCTTCTGGCTCTTGGCGGTAACGATAGGGCAGTCAACGATCTTTTGGGCCATCGCCGCTAGTTCCTCAATCTCCATAGCGTAGATATCTTTTTCCATTTTATCACCTGCCTAAAGAATATTTTACCATATTTTACTGAAAATACGAGAGATGGTTTATTTAATAAGACAAACTATTTGATAGGACGGTACGTTCAATCGTTAAGTCGTTCGCTGGACAATCAGACCTTCAATCGTTAGAAACGAACGATCATAATGGCTGAAATAGGCATGAGAGATCTATGGACAAGTAAAGAAAAACCAAACATAAGGTGGGAAAGAGAAAGAAAGGAGGAGAATAGGAAATATAGACCCCGAGCCCCCGGCTTGTGAAAAGAGTAATTAGAGCAGGAGAGGTGCAAGTGGAGCGAAGGATTTAAGGAGTAACAGGAAACCTCCCGCTGCCAATCCTCCACCGATGATCTTAGCATCCGGAGGATTATCCCCTGACTTACTCCCACTAGTGTAATAAGCGAATATATCAGATAAGAAATTACCGCCAACCTTAGTTGCTTTATTTTGTTTAGGTGGATTCTTGCGTTTCTCTTCTGCATCAACCAGGGCTTTATCTTTTCTGCTTGGTGCTTTACCATTTTGCTTAGCTAGTTCAACCCTATAATACGCTTGCTTTACTTGCATATCCCATTGTGTTTTCTGTCTAATAAGATAGGCTGTAGACTTTCCAATTCCGGATAATATGCCGGCCTTCTCAATGCCTAGATTCTTCATTTCATCGTTATTATAATTAAAGGGAGATACTATAAACTGAGTTACATCTACAACGGACGGTTCAGTTGTCATTGCGCTTGCTGGCGGTGATTTCATTAAGGATGTTCCTGATAATAAAAGCAACGACGCAATGATTAAATTTCGTTTTATGGATCTCTTTCGCAAAACTATAAACACGCTGATCCCTCCCTAATAATATCGTCAATCAGATTAACATCGTATTTTACAGGTGTCTTTGATCCTGCAACAAGAGCTTTTATTTTTGCTCCATGCTTTGCAGAGTCAGTAACTAAAATAGCCTTTGGGAAACGCACAGCCCCATCTAATCGCTTCATAAGTTTTGAATTAGGAAACCCCTCTTTAAGATATAGTTCATCACAGTTGGACACTTTCAAGTATTTGTTTTTACTAACAGATCCACGGCAATACTCAATAATGTACCAGCGGACTTCTTTGGTCATTGGGATATAAGTCGAACATAAAACATCTACCTTTAGGCCGAATTCTTCGAGTTGATCCAACTCCCATGTCAGGATCTTCTCGCCTTGCTTACGATTAAACCATACATAAATCCATGATAATCCTAAGTTGTGGAAGGGAAGTCCTGTCAACTTCCCTTGATAATAAACAGTTGGAGTATTTAAACTCAATCTAGTCTTTTTCACTAATCCCCTTTCAAAAAGTGATTTCATTCGCTCCTGGCATTTACGCTTACCAGATGGGGACTTAAAGAGTAATTCGGTGAGTTGTTCAGTATCCATCACTCCGCATAAATCAATTGCTTCAAGTATCGCAGCGTCTCTCAGGATTGCCTTCTTTACATTCTGGTTGTTCTGATTTCTCAGTTTCAAATTTATACGCCCCTCTCGGAACCTGATTTGACAGAATAGAAACAGCCTCCTTTGCTGACAAATACATAGCTTGAATTTGCGTATCGGTTTCATTATTCCATATTGCCATACCAGGTTTCTTTTCTAACTCTGCGCCCCGAGTGTTGCCAGACCCTAGAACGATCTGCGAATCGGTAGCATCACGCACATAGAAGCATATGGCCCCGGCTAATTGGCTGCGCACATCGGTGAACCCATCCCATAATTTCGCACTCGGTCTTTGTGTTGCGAGCACTAAGGATATCCCAGCTACCCGAGATAAAACGGATAAATCCCCAAGGGCTTCAAAGCATTTCTTATTCTTGATTTGTGTCAGTTCATCCACAAACAAAACTAGATAAGGGAGTTCGTGTTCCTCTCGATATTCGGCGAAGTTCTGACAATCTGACTCTCGCATTAACTTCATTCTGCGTTTCATTTCTGCAATATGTTTATTCAGTAATTGTTCTGATCCGGCATCATCTAAGGCCAGATTTACCCAAGGTGAGAAGCGAGGGAAGTCAACGCCTTTGCGGTCGATAACGCTCACTCCAACTCCACATAGTAGCAATGCGACCATAGCCCCGAGGAGGAAAGAGGTCTTCCCATAACCCGTCTGGCCACCAACCATCATATGGGGTAGGGTTATCATATCCACGACAATGGTTTTTCCGTCAGGAGTTTTACCGATAGGGCAGGGGGCCAACATTTTAGGATATAGAGTAGGATCAAACACAAACTTAATTTCATCTTGGCAGACTAGTTGATGCGTACTCAAAACTAATTTCCTCCCTTTGCTTGTGATTTCGCAACTAGAATTAGTGTAGCTCTCGAAGTGCCTACGGTTCTTTTCAAATTCATCCTTTCCAACACCTGGGGGGAGCGCAAAGATGTAGTCAATGCCAGTTTCCGTCTTATGAACTTTCATAAGTATCGGCTCAAGCCCTTCTTTGTTTTGGAGATGCGTACCCTTCACGACTTCCATGATTCCGTTGTCGCCTTTGAATTGCTTGATACCCCAAACAATGATGGAGGATACCAATCCGAGGATGTCAGGTTTTACGGCGCCGGATCCCTTTGCTTTACTCTCCATGTGTTTCATCCAAACTAATTTGACCAGGTACATTCTTTGGCACACTCCGGCGTGTTTGTGGCCTTGGGGCCGGGGTCTGTGCCTTAGCATTCAACTTCCTGTAAATATCCACGCTAATCAGGCTGACTAGAACCTCATGGGGAACACTCGCCGTGATGGTGTACTCTTTGATGGCATCATTCAGGATGCGCTGGATTGCGATAATATCCATTGCTATTCAACTCCTAACTTAATCTTCAATCCCTCTATGGCTACTAACATTTCCTCGCATTGCTTTTTACTTGGAGGCGAAACCTTGAACATAATAGGGAGGATGAAAAACAGAACTCTCAATCTCAGATACATAATATTGGCCGCTGCCTTTCGCTTGATAGTCGTCATAGGCTTAGTCATTGTTAATGCTCCTTTCCTCGATCAATCCACGTTCAATCAACGCCATTCTGAACCCAACTCTAACGAGATCAGACATTTCCCCCTGATGTAATTCTAGATCCCTTACGACCTTCTCCAAGTCTCTGTCGAGCCATTTCCTGAGCTTTGCCCGAAGGACGATGTCTTTCACTTTGCTACCTCCTTGCTTCGTTCTTGCTATATCACATCTATATGCTACAAAGTATTTTTCTTGCATGTCCCTAAATAATAAATACCTTTAAGCATTTTTTAGGGCAAAAAAAATAAGCCTAATCGGAATTTCATCCAATCGGGCTTTCATCATCTATATAGAAAATATCCTCGACGTTTTTACCGAGTTTCTTAGCAATCCTTAATGCTGCGTCTAGTGTTGGCTCGGCTTTATGTCTCTCGTAGCGGTTGTATTGGCTTTGGTTTATCCCTAATAAATCAGCCATCTCGTTCTGCTTGTCGATCATCAACTCATGCCTTATTTGACGTAACCTGTTTTTCGCCATTTTATCACCTTGGGATATTATTCCATACGAAAGCCTAAAATCCTCTAAACTAAATAAATTTGATATTTCGCCGCTAATCCATATTTTATTCTTTACTTTTTCCTCCTCCTTTTTTTTATATTCTCCCTCCTAGCGAGGGAGATTTTTTATGTATTTCTACGTTTAACCTATTCTTTACACAGAGTTAATGGAAAGTTAATAAATACAGTTTATGATATGTACAACAGATAAACACCCGAAACTTTGCGGTTGAAATATAGACCATCTTTGCAGCTTTCCCTTTCTACTACCCCTCCTAGCGAGGGGATTTTTTGCGTTATTGGCCTCTACATATTCCTAACACAAAGATTATTAGGGGGGACTTTTTCCGCTTTTATGTATGCTCGGATAATTATGGGCATACTAATGGTAAAAAACAGTAGTGTGAGGGTTTATATTATGAAAAATATAAATATTGTAAAGGGTATTGTTCATGGAGGCCCTTTCTATTATACTATAAGGATAAGCAAGTTGATCACTACTGATACTTGCAAGCATAGATTCTGCCAAAATGATAATGCAGAACGAAAGGAGACTTTTACCATGACCGAAATGACACAGAAACTTAATAACATCCAACTCCCCCCTAACGTAATGAGGGCACTTGGCCTCGAAACGAATTGGCAAAAGAATATCTCCCCCGAATTAATTGAGAAAATAGCTGTGACAGCTGAGAAATATAAAGGTGCTCTGAGGAGGCTCTCAAGGTATTAAAGTTTACTTTTTGAGCGAAGTTGACCTGTTGGCTATTCATTATGTAGTTATTGATGATTACTTTAGCGATTTTAAAGACGGGGAGAACGAACAGAGAGGCGTTAAAGATGTCTCTCTGTTTCAATCTGCTCTATATGAGCCACAAAAGACATTTGACAGGAAGGACCTCTATCCAGACATTTTGTCAAAAGCTGCAGCCTATTTGCGTTCATTTGCATTGAATCATGCTTTTCACAATGGTAACAAAAGAACTGCATTGATGGCTACTATAGTATTTCTAGAGATGAATGGATATGACGTTATTGCCGATCCCAAAAGATTGTACAGGCTTGCTGTGACAGTAGTAATATCTAAACCCCCCATTAATCAAATAACGCATAAATATTTAAGAAAATATACACGGTTTATCGGCACTCGAAATACTTCTTCCCAAAAACATTTGGGGTTCTTACGCTATATACGTGACATAATAATAGGATAATGTACATTACATACATCGCTTATGGCTCTCATCGGAAACGGTGGGAGTTTTCTTTACATCTAAGAATAATATGTGGACATACTAACCCCTAAACTAATAGGGAGGGATTAGTGTGTCTGAGCTCGATGAACTAATAAAACAAATCGAAGAGTTACGCTTAAGCATGACCAAGATTAAAGAAGGTAGATCTTTTACAGATCAGGAAGTAGTAACTGCAAGTCAAATATTAGATGATGCATTAAATAGGTACCAAGTCATGCTGACGAAAATAAAGAAGGACTGATAAGATTTAGTAACAGTAACGAGTCCTCTAAATGTAAACGTAAAATGATCCCCACCTTAAATATGCCAAGGTGGGGATCATTTTTTATATCTGCAGACAAGTTTCCCCTTACTTCGCAAGAAAGTTATGAGATGATGAGGGCATATAGCGTCGCTCATGAGGATAAAAGAGAGGATAAGAGATGGTTAAAGAAAATAATTTAATCAGTGATTTATTTTCATCATTATTATTAATTAGTTTATGCATGGTTATTATTTCGCCATTTATAGCACTTTCGTTTATATCCGTTAAATTTTTGGCTGGATTATTATTTAAAAACATTTTAGCAACGAATTTTATTTCCTTGTTAGTTACATTAATTATTTTTACATATTTACCAGATAATATTCTAGATATATTATCACCAATAATTGAACGATATGTAGAAACCAACTCCTGCTATTATCCACCTGATTATAGAGAAGGTTCAGTTACAATTTTTCTTATGGTTTTATTTAAGGCTGTACGTTTAAGATCACGCTTAAAAATAAGTATTTATGCAATATCTCTTATCTTGATTTTAATTACAAATCTTCAAGACTGCGGCGTATATTTAATTCGGAACCAATACTTAAAGGATATCAGGGTTGTAATTAACGGGGCAATTCTAACATTTATTGTTTTTGATAGAATGGTTAATGAATACCATAAATTGCGAGAAAAAGAAAAAGCAGAGGTGCAATCCAAACCATGAAAATTCTTATGAAACCAATCGAAGTCCTAGCACACTTCGACAACGACGGTCCTCATCCGCTCAGATTCAAACTCGCCGACAAGGAGATCAAGATCGAGCAGGTCGTCTCAATGACAGAAGACAAACTGGCCGGCAATAAGATTCTGACCTTTCTATGCCAGAGTGAGATCAAGGGCAAGCTAAGGACTTTCAGAATTAAGTTTGAGATCAACACCTGCAAGTGGTATTTATGGAAGATGTAAGATAGGGAGAGCATTAAGCTCTCCCTACTTTGTTTATTCATATATTTATGGGTGAATCTTATACTAATACCATCCACGGTAGGGATATGGTGCGTAAGGATACGAAGACGGGTAATAGCGAGGCCTCGATACAGTAGCACCTAAGCCAAAACCCAAAGCAAAGGGAAGAAATCCAAAACCAAACATAAGATCAACTCCTTCTACATATAATTTGAGATTATCATTACTGGTTGTATAAAATTGAAGGCTATCACCTCTTGAGGTGATAGCCAGCCTTATAGGCTTTTTAGAAGATCACACCTAAAGCAATAAGAATCAAGATAGCAATAGCAATGATTCCTACGCCGACACCAGCACCAATGCCGCCAGCAACTGGGGCAATAGGGGGGCAACATACAGGGGGATGGCAACACGCTCCGTGCATTCCGCCTTGAGTCATTTGACCATAATTCATTCCGCTTTGACCAAATCCACCAAAATTCATTCCTTGACCCATTCCGAACATAAGAAATTCCTCCTATTAATTTTAATTTAGAATACGATTCCCATTGCGATGAGAAGAAGAATTATAACGACAACTGTAGCGATTCCTGCGCCAAAGCCACGTCCACGATTTTCACAACAACGATCTTCGCAACAACGATCATCACGATCAACATTACCAAATGCCATTTGCTTTTCCTCCTTCGTTAAGAGATATTGCATAATATGCATAGGTTGGAGTATGTGGAACAATATGGTAATTGGACAACGCTTGGGGATTTGGCTTGATGGTGGGTAATAGTATAAGATATGAGATGAAGGATAAAGGCTAGGTCCTAATCACAAGAGCCTTTTTTGAAATTCGGATTCCCACACGACTGAAAGGGGAAGTAAACCTTGAGAACTCCTTCTGAGACTCTAGACTTTGTAACAAGATTACTTATCAATGATCTCAATATGTTAACTGTGGAGTTAAGGCATGGAACTGCCATGATGCCAGACGATAGGGATAAACCTATCCCCATAATTGAGATCACTTTTAAAGACATGAATAAATCGAACTGGCTCAATACTCTTAATACAGAACTAAAAGGTTTCCTTCAGGGCAAACACTTCCTGGTAACTGATTGTGATGAGAACTCAATGATAATAGCTTTATTCTAATAAATATTGAGATAACGAGAAAGCCCTCGGCATAATGCCAGTGGCCTTTCTCGTTATCTGGACTGTCGACTTCAACCTAATATTGCAGGTGCGGATGATCCCTAAAGGTGGTTTTAAATGTGGTTTTAACCTTTTCGATTGAAACCACCTTTAAAACCGCTATTAAAACCGCTAATTAAAATATAAAGCCCTTGCACGCCAAGGGTTACAGCCATTCCTAAAGCGAAATATGAAAGTGATTTTTCAAGTGATTTTGCACCCTAAATATACCCCCTTTTTCACCTGCAGAATCACTTGCAGATTAATGGCTAATTCACTATTCAAATGGACATTAGCGCGGCCCGCTCAAGGGTATCCTTGCCATTTCTGGCCTGAGGCTAAATTGTTAGCAGCCCCCGTTAGTTCTTTGCATCTTCTCCTGTTTACGTACGTCGATCCACTCCAGGAAGTCTTTCTTCTCTACCCTCTTAGACAGCCCAATTTCGAAATTCACCATTCCCCAGACTCTGCCTTTAGCTGAAATAGTTCATAAACCCGTCGTCGCGATATCCCAAGATAGCTCGCAATGTTCTGTGCAGTAAGTATCTGGGGAAGATCGTCTTTATTCAT